CGGCCCTTTTCAGGACCGTTAAGTCGTCGGTTAACCGACGAGAGTGCATCTGAGCGCGAGTTTAGGTGGACTGTCCCATACGCAACTAATGAGGTTACGATGGGTGACCATTGTGATTTTCAGTAGTAACGTAAACTAGGCACTACGAGTCTAGACCTCGCGAAGCGGGGTGCCAACCTTCTGACAATCCCTAGAAAAGGATTGTCAGTGCAGGTGAGTAGAAACGAGGTCTTAAGAAGCGAACAACACTTATAATATGAAATTATTTAATGTGTCTGAGCGACTTAGATGCGTTTCTTGGCAGTGGGTGTTAGAACATCCACGACGATTGTCATCAACTTTCAATAAGATGGTGATGGTCGTGTCCGGACGGTACAGCAAAGGGTGGTCGATAGTCGCTCTTGTTTTGGCGAGAAAAGTGCACCGTTTGTATAAAATCAACGGTTTGCCTTTTGTCGCTCAGTACTTAAGCAGCTGCCAGGTTAGACTCATGAGATTCATGAGTCAATCCCCGGAGCTGGATGAATCGGACAAACTAACCACATGGTGCAAGTGCACCAAAAGTGGTATCCCTTGCTTAATACCTTCTAGTCATAGGAAGATACTAAGGCGCCGTGACTCTCATGCTCGTGATGTAGCCCGAATCTATCTGACGATTTTCGGTTTTCATCGCGTGTATGTGCGTCAAAAGTCTTATCCTGATTTGACTAATATAACCTCTGATTTCATTCCTGATTCAGAGGATAGTCAACTATGGAAAGACCTGCGGCGTTCCCTTAGGGTGGCGCTACCCGAATTTCTATACTCTCAGTTTCCCTGCGCTAGGGAACTGGAGATAGGATTCGACTGGCGACCATCCTGGTCAGGGGGTCCTGTATCCGGTCCTATTAAGGGGATGACTAACGTCATGTCCCTTGGTTTAGATGCATCTTGTTATCAGGTCCATTTGGGCCGTCTAGCAAGAGGTCCTATGCCTCTTCCTAAAGGAAGAGTAGGAAGACCGAGGCCCCGAGTTCCTCCAAGTCTTTTAGACTTGGGAGAATTTTGGTATGCCTCTCGAATTCACCGAATCGGTTCCACTCTTGAGAGTGTGGACCCATCGGCGTTCTTCGAATTCTGCACTAAAGCCTCACCGGAGTATAAACCTCAATTGAGAGGTTTTGATCTCTCGATGAATGGGCGGTTAGGACGTAAGTTCGAAGGTGGGGGAAAGATTCGGGTGTTCACTATCCTGGATAGTATCAGGCAATCTTGCTTGAGACCTATCCATGATTGGGCTATGGCAATCCTTCGATTGATACCACAAGATGGAACATTCCATCAACTGGTACCTATCCGGGGTTTGCTTAAGCGAGTGAATTACCAAGGTCCCATGTACTGCTATGACTTAACAGCAGCGACAGACCGCTTTCCCGCAGCATTACAGGTCGAATTACTGACTTGGGCCTTCGGGCCTGAGGCAGCTAGTTCGTGGATAAGAGTGATACGTTCTCGTCCTTTCTCCGTCCCATGGGAGGGAAGAGAGATTCAGAGGTTTGTATCATTCTCTGTAGGTCAACCGTTAGGTGCCTACTCGTCCTGGCCTGTTTTCGCGCTCACCCATCACCTATTAATTCAGTACTGTGCCGAAGCGACTAGTTCTGGAAAATGGTTTGATAAGTATGCTCTCCTTGGCGACGACTTGGTCATCGCCGATGAAAGAGTTGCGATCCGATATAAGGACCTTATGAAACGTTTGGGAGTTGGGATCTCTGCGAAGAAATCCCTCATCTCACCGTTATGCGCCGCCGAGTTCGCGAAGCGGTTCATTATGGGTGAAGATGATTTATCTCCTTTATCTTTCAGGTCCGTGTTTTCCATGATCCCCCAAACAGTGGGATCGATGGTCAGCCGTATATCGGAGTTCCGTTCGGTCAGACGGTCGGAACCCTACCGCTGGTTGGGGGCAGGCTACCGAATTCTCGCGCAGTGCCAGTATCCTAAGAGTACTGGTAGGCGCTGGAAGAGGTATCACCTGATCCTCACCAGTCCGGTGGGTCCGTTTCCACTACCGCATTTGTGGTGGCATAGTTTCTATGCCGCTCGTCCGGTTACAGAACCAGACGTTGCGATAGTACGAGATATGCTGCTCGCTCGTACCTCGGTTGATTTCAACCCAGGGTTAGGCATTTATGAAGGCCTAACCGGTGAGGATATTAGAGAGCGAGTAGTGTTAGGTAAGTGGTTATTGACCTATTATAGGCTTATAACCCCTTTCCTTCTCGAACTTATTAATACCAACGATTTGACTCCTTGGTACTCAAGACCAACAATGGCCCAGACGACCGAGCGTGTTAAGAGATTATCTCTAATGCGTTATGGTACTATGTTCCGCTGTTGGGAGAGAGTTCAGGGGGTCACTCGAAGATCGCCCCAATTAAGGTTAACACCCAATTAACTGGATGTACCGTTGGACTATAAGAATTTAAGCGCATCTGAGCGCTATCGTTCCGG